AAGTTATAATTCAAAGAAAAAATATTTAGATAGAAAAAATCTTTTGATACTAGAAAAATTGAATTTGACATCTAAAAAAGCTAAGTATTTAGATCTTTTCTTGTTGCAGTTTTATTTTGGCGGTTGTGATTTAATCGATGTGTATTATTTGAAAAATAAACAAATTAGAAAGGGCCGTGTAGTTTTTGAACGTACCAAAACAAATACTGGAACTAGAATTGATTTAGCTGTACATCCAAAGGCAGCGGCTATTTTGAAAAAATATGAAAATGATACTGAATGGGTTTTCCCTTGGAAAAAAGAAAAGCCGGAGTATGAAAAATTTAGAGCGGTATTACAGCGAGCTTTAGTTTACTTACAGGATAAAAACAATATTGAAATTTTGCCTGATGGGGGTAATTTAGCAATTAAAGTAGCTAGGCATACCTTTGCTAACTTGGCTAAAAACTTGAATATCGAACCTGATATTATTAGAGAATTAATGGGTCACGAACGTGATGATGTAGATAACTATTATAAAGACAAATATCCCGAAAAAATTCGGGATAAAGCCTTGTTTGATGTTATTGGTTAGTTAGTTCTATTTCTTTTGATTCTATAGCGTTTTCATATTGTATAAAAACTGGTAACAGTCCGTATCCTTTAAATAGTAAAAAAACATTATTATTATAAGATTTAATCTTATGAATAATAACCTTTTGATTTACTAAAATCATTCCTGATGCCGTATTTCCCTGAGTAATGAAATTATAATTATTTCCTATCCTTGGGAATTTTATTAAAATAGTATCTCCTATTTTTATTGAAAAATTATCCTTAGAGATGTATTCATCGTAAAAACCATTTTCGATTTTAGTATTATATTTTATGGTTTGACTTAAAGATTTAATGGAGAAAAATAATACAATTATTAATAAATATTTTTTCATAAGATTTGGTATTTAGGGGTGAATAATAAATCAAATTTAATAAAAAAAAAATTATTTTATTGAATTTTTTTTAGCTTGGAGAATTGTTTTTATTTGTTCCTGGAGTAGTTCTATTCTTTTTTGATACTCTTGGAACGCTTTAGGATTAGAGTGTTCAATTATTTTACTGCTACTTTGTGTAATAGCAATATTTTGCTTTAATTCTTGAATTTTTAAGTCGTAGCCTGTTTTCATATTACATGATTTTAGTTTTATTCTAAACGAATTACTCCCATAACTATAGCAATGGCGTTAATCTCTGAACGGTGCAGTTCAAAAGGTTCAAACTTAGGGTTATCGCTCACAATTAAAATAGAATCGTCTGTAGATCCTTTGCATACCCTTTTAATGAGTGCACCTTGTACTGTATCTAAAACATAAACTTTGTTCCATTGAAAAAATGCATCTAAAGATAGGTGTTTGCAGGCTACAATATCGCCGCTATTGTATTTAGGATACATCGAGCTACCTCTTACCCCTATAAGATAGTCAGCCCCTTTAAAAGTGGGTACTATAAAACGCTCAGTATCGTACTCCATAACTTGTACTGCTCCAGTAGAGTATCCTGCCATAGCCTCGATGGGTATGAGGGGGATGCCTTTTTGGGGTGTGGTATTAGTTTTATTGTAAGTACTTTTTGGTTCATTTACAATGGAAATAGTATTAGTTTTAATCATTTCGCCTCTTCCGGTGAGTAGCCATTCGGGGTTTAATTCAGGAAAATAATGTAGTATAATACTAGCTTTATCTGTCCCCATATTGCTACTATTATCTAAAAACTTGTTTGAAAACCCTAAATCTTTACAAAATTTATATTTGCTAATCCCTTTAAAATCAATAAATTGAACTATTCTTTCGGTTGCCCCCATAAAATTTATCGTATTTTTTTACATTAAAATTTTAATTAATGTAAAATATTACATTATATTTGTCATAACAATAAAACAAAGATATTAATTTAAGTTAATGTTATGACAATAGAACAAATAAAAACACAAACCCAATATGGAGATTATACCTTATTAGGTCAAGTTTTAGGTATCAATGCTCCGGCTGCAAAGCAACGTTTTCTTCGTGGTGATGAAAAGGCCAAAGCCGCACTATTGAAAATTATTGAAAATAGAAAAAAATTGATTAAAGAATTTGCTGCGGCTTAAAACTTATTGCTATGCTACGATTTTTATCTTATAAAAAATACCAACTACGATTTGCCTTAGTACTGGCATTATGGTTTGTTTTTCAAATTCTATTTAGATAATGGAAGCTCCTGTATATATCAATGCGGTTGATTTTATTAATCAATTAAAATCTAAGGGATTAGTTATTGTATCTGCCAAAGAGTTTGAGGCTGGTAAAGAGATTACTCGCCGTAGATTGATGCGAAGAAAGGCGCTCTCTCTTGCTGAGATTGCTAATAATGAATTGTTGCCTGTAAAGACAAAAAAAGGGGTTAATGATTGGATATTATCGGGTAAAATTTACCCGCACGAAACCTATATAGAAGAGGATGGAAAAAAACGTGTAATGGTACTAACGAGTGCTATAATTAGATTGTGTTATGAGTGATTTATTGAATAAAAAAGAGCAAGATCAGGTAAATGAAATTGATGTAATTATTGATTTGCCTGAAGGGTGTGAAGTAAATAGAGCTTGTGATCCTGAAGAGTTATTTGAGATGATTGAACAATGTAAAATATGTGGACGATGTGTATAGTTAAATTTTTAATAGCAGCATTTATAGCAGCAATTTTATTTGCTTTTATAGTAGTGGTTTTGTGGTTTGTTTTTGCTTTAGTACTAAGTTTTTATAAAATTTATTTAAAGCCAAAACCTGAAAATAAAATGGATTGTACTCACGATCATATTGTATGTGATAATGCTGAATCAGTATATCCTTTTGCTTGTATTAAGTGTGGTAAAAGGTTTTAAATAGTAAATCGTAAATCAATTATAAAATGAAAAATCAACCTTATGTTAAAAAATTTGAAAATGGGATTTTAGTAAATCCTATTACAAAAGAAAATCCTTTTATTCAATATTCATCGAATAAAGGTGAAAAAAAATTCAGAAAATCTAATAATAAAAAAGGCATTAGTCTTATGGTTAGAAGGATTGGAGTTTTAACTTTTGAAAAATTATATACTGTTAAGCAGTATGTAAATGGCAAGTGTATCAATCATTTAGTAGCAAATATCTAAATCAATTATAATTATGGAAAAACTCATTTTACAAAATGAATCTGCTCATGAAAGGTTAGAGCAGTTGAAAGCTTCGGCTGATAAAGTCGAAAACTTCTCTTATCCTAGAGAATTATCCAATGGAGAAATTCAAGAGCTTCAATCTCAATTATCGCAAGATATGATTTTTGTTGATAAAGAGGAGCAAAAGCTGAAAGTTGCCAAAGAGATTTTTAAAGGAGCGACAAAGCCAGTTAAGCAAACTATTGCTAAAAATCTTCAAATGATTAGAAGTCAAGTTGAAGAAGTATCTGAAGAGGTGTATTTAATGAAAGACGTTGAAGAAGGGAAAATGGGTTACTACTCTAAAGAGGGAAGGCTTGTTTTTGAGCGTATGCTCCGCCCTGATGAAATGCAATTTAGTATTCAAGAACATTTAAGAAAAGCGCAATAATTATGGAACCAAAAGTTAAAGTTAAAGTTGAAAAAGGTATTGAACAAGTAATTGTTTTACATGGTGAAGCTGAAAAAGTATATCATGATAAGTCTTTAGAAGTAGATGGATCGATTAATTCGGTTCATGAGTTTTTGAGAAAAAAAGGAATTGAAAATGATGATATTGTTAATTCTAAAATTGAATTTTCATATTCTGATTTATTTCTGAATTTATATTATTCTGTGCGCCGAAGAAATCCTGATACAATTTTAGGGCGATTAAAATTGCATCCGGATTTATTAAAATTTAATATTAATAATTCTAAAACCTATAGTACGCTAGAGTTATCAGATTTTATCAAAATGAATCGTCATTATTTTGAGAACAAAGATATTGCTATGAAGCTAGTTTCTGACTTGCGAAATTTTGAAGGAAAAGTAAATCGAGACATTGAAATGAAAGCTGATACTAGAGCTAATCAAAAAGTATTGATTCATCAAGTAGTTGAGAGTAATATTCCTGATGGATTTATTTTAGTTCTTCCTGTATTTGTTGGTCAAGAAAAAACGAGGCTTCCTATAGAGATTAATATTACATCTGATTTTAGTTGTTCTCTTATTTCTCCTGATTTAAAGCAAATTATTGATGAGGAAACAAAAGTGATTATAGATGAGCAATTGTCTTTGATCAAGGATTTACATCCTGACTTGAAAATTTTCGAATTATAATATAGGATTTGTAATCCGTAATTGTCCCCCAAAACCAACCCGTTTCAATTCTAAACCTGGGAAGATTTAATAAATGCGACGGCGGGTTGGTTTTATAATACAAAAGAGAGGTAAGCTCAGTTGGCTAGAGCTTTAGCAGTGTTTTTAAAACAAAACTAAGGTCGGTAGTTCGAATCTACCTTTCTCTTCAAAAAATCAAAAACCAATGGGAAGAAAATGGGCTAACTGGGAACGTGGAGTTCTTATAGAAAAATATCCTGATTGTAGAACAAGTGATATTGTACCACTATTGGACCGTAGAACGTATAGTGGTGTTACTGGTCAGGCTAGTGCAATGGGTTTGAAAAAAAGTGAGGCTTTTATGAGTTCTATTTTGTCCGGTAGAACAATGGGTCAGCATCAAAAGGCAACGCAATTTAAAAAAGGTGATGCAGCATGGAATAAAGGTAAAAAGCTAGCTGATTATATGTCTCCTGAAAAAATTGAGAAAATAAAACGAAATCAATTTAAAAAAGGATCGTTGCCACATAATACAGTTCCAATAGGTCATGAAAGAATAACAATTGATGGTTATGTTGAAGTAAAAGTAACAGATCATCCTGATGATACTAAAAACAAAAATTTCAAGCTAAAGCAACGTGTGGTTTGGGAAGCTGAAAATGGACCTATTCCAAAAGATCATGTATTGATTTTTAAAGATGGCAACGGTCGAAATTTTGATATTGAAAATTTAGAATTGATCACAAAAAAAGAAAATTTAAATCGAAATAGGTTTTGTGGTAAAGCAATTGTAAAACGCTATTTTAAAATATATGATGATGAATTGATTGAAAAATTCATCAATGAAAATAGAGCAGTAATAGAGCAGAAAAGAAAAACCATATTGTTAAACCAAAAAATAAATAGACACCATGCAAAAAGAAGTAAGTGAGTTAATTGGCAGAAGTTTTGAATACAAGTCAAACCTTTATTTATGTAGAAATGCAAAAGTAATTAGTGGAATGGCAGTTGTAATTACAGATAGGCAAACTTTTAATTTTTATAAATCTGAGTTTTTTGATTTTTTAGAAGAAATCGTTTTTAAAGCTTCTAATGAATTAAAAAGTAATTCGAGTGCAATTGTATCAGAAGCAAATAAAAACGAAGCTGTGGTGAAAAAGCAGCGTGAAAATGAAGTGATAACAGCATCTGTGATAAAGAATTTTTCTATCAATGAGCAAATCACGGATAAATTGATGAATGTTTTTAATCAGCTGGATGATGATCCAAGTGATGAAGTAATCAAAAAAGCTTCGGCGATGGTGATGGCTTCTAATGCAATTGTGAGTGTGCAAGCTTCGCAGTTTAAATTGTTGAATATAAAAAGATAATAATGAATAGTCCAAATTTCTATGCTATAATTCCTGCCGATGTAAGGTACGATAAGAATCTAAAGCCTAATGCAAAATTGCTTTATGGTGAGATTACGGCTTTGTGTAATCAAGAGGGTTTTTGTTGGGCTGATAACGGGTATTTTGCTGATTTATATCAGGTCTCTAAAGAGACAATTTCACGATGGATTTCACAGTTAGAATTAGCTAAATATTTAAAATTAGAGCATTATCCTGAAAATGGAAATTCGCGTAAAATTTATCTTAATTCGGTATTGACAAAAAAGTCAATAGGTATTGACAAAAAAGTCAATAGGGTATTGACAAAAAAGTCAATAGGTATTGACAAAAAAGTCAATCCTATATATGAGAATATTACAATTAATAATACAATTAATAAGAAAGAGGAAAATGCTCTCTCTTTTTTTGAGCAAAATGCTCCTTCTGAATGGGAAAATTTTTTAATGAGATTTAGAAAAAAATTTGAACAATCTGAGTGGGAGAAATTTTGTGAATTATTCAATTGTAAAGTTATTGAAGAACAGGTTGAGTTTACTACTGGAAAATTAAAAGCTCGTTTAACTCGATTTGCAATTAATTACACTGAAAATTTATCTAAGTCTGAAACAAAAGTTGTTCATCTTAAAAACCAAGATGATTGGCAAGAAAGAGCTAGTCGTCCAACAAATATGATCTAATGGAAACGATTCAAAGAAATATGATTTTGCCTAATGCAATTGACATTGAAGAGGCTGTAATCGGTTCGATGCTAATTGATACAAAATGTGTTGATGATGTTTTCTCGATTATTAATTCGCCTGAAGTTTTTTATAAGCTAGAAAATAAAGTAATCTTTCAAGCTTTACAATCGTTAAATGCAGCTGGAAACCCAATTGATTTTTTAACCGTTTCGTCGGAGTTGAAAAAATTAGGACTATTGGACCAAGCGGGTGGTGATTATCATTTAATACAATTAACCCAAAAGATTAGTTCTTCGGCGCATATTGAGTACCATTCGAGATTATTGCTTCAAAAGTTTATTGCTCGATCGGTAATTCTTTTTAATGCTAAAATTAATGCTTTGGCGTATGATGAAACTACTGATGTTTTTGAGTTATTGCAGCGTTGGCAAAAGGAATTTGACAAAGTAATTGACTTTACAACTACGGGTAGAACTACGATATCTTTTAGTGATTCTTTGCAGGATTTGAAACGTTCGGTTGAATTATTGACCGCTAACAAAGATGAAGTGAAGTTGGTGGGTATTGATACAGGTTTTCAACGAACAAACAAATATACTGGTGGCTATCGTCCTCAGGATTTAGTGATTGTTGCTGCACGTCCTGGAATGGGTAAAACGTCTTTAGTTTTGAAAATGGCTATTGCCAATGCGAAAAAAGGGGTTGGTGTTGGTTTTATTTCGATGGAAATGTCAATGCACCAATTGACTGCTAGAGCTGTGGCGATTGATACTAACTTTCATTTGAAGCAATTGATTAAATCAGGATTTGAAAAGCCTGAGTACTTCTCAACGCTTTCGGCGCATACTAACCGTATGAGTGAATTCCCGTTGTATATCGATGATAGTGGTAAAACAGATATATCCGATGTGGTTATTACTGCAAAGCTATGGAAGCGTAAGCATAACATTGGGGTTTTGATTATTGATTATATCCAGCTAATGGGTGATCGTTCGATAAAAGGAAGTCGTGAGAATGAGTTATCATCTATCTCTCGTAGGTTAAAGAAATTAGCAAAGGAATTGGATATTCCGGTAGTGGTATTAGCACAGGTAAATCGGGAGTGCGAGAAACGTGGATCAAGTAAACGTCCGTTTATTTCAGATATAAAAGACTGTGGCTCAATCGAGCAGGATGCAGATATAATTAATTTTATTTACCGACCTGATTATTACAAAATCGAAATGGATGAACAAGATTATCCTGGTAACGAACACTTGGTTGGATTAGGTGCGAATACTGAAATAATCTTTGCAAAGTATCGAGGTGGATCTACTGGTACTGCATTATTGAAATGGATTGGTGATAAGACAAAGTTTATAGATGTAGAAGATGATAGCGAGCTGAATGAAGGTGATATGTATGATGATGTTCCTATGCCTTTTGGTGCTGCTTCCGATGCGTTTGAAGCTCCTGTTGTTAATAATGAAGTACCGTTTTAATTATGGCAAATGCACCAAAGAAAGTACAAAGAAGCTGGTTGCCTGAGCGTATAGCTTTTGAGCGTGAAGTAAAGAATGATTCGTTCTATAATTCGTGGCCATGGAGAAAGCTTCGTAAAGCATTCAAGATTAAGAATCCTTTGTGTAAACACTGTCTCGATAAAGATGAAGTTACACCGATGAAAGTAGTAGATCACATCGTACCTATTAAGGCAGGTGGTGAGCCTCTTGACTGGGATAACCTTCAATCTTTATGTGAAAAATGTCACAATATAAAATCTGCAAATGAAAGCAGGGGATATGGGGTAAGATCACGGGAGTAATAAATCTATCGACATCGCTGTTTAGTAAGAATTTTACTCCGTGATAAAATTAGAGGGGGGGTATGAACTTAAGAATTAGAAAGTTATGGAAAAAATGAATGTAGTATCGATTGGAAAAGGAAAAGACACTTTAGTGAAAGCGCCAAAGCCGCCTGTTTATTTAACTGATGAAGCTAAAAAACACTATCAATTTATGGGAAATGTTTTGGCAAAGTTAGATCGGCTAAAAGAAACGTACTTAAATGCGCTCGAAATTTACGCTGAAGCTATGGCGCAGTTTGAATTCTCTCTTCGGGAAATTAAAAGGAGTAATAAAGAAGCTTATGGAAGTGGCTACTACCAAACCTTTAAAACAGGGGCGCAAAACATTTCTGTTTTTCTAACTCTAAAACGTGATGCCGAAGATACCCTTTTCAAATGTTTCAAGATTTTTGGATTAGATCCAAAATCAGAAAAAGAATTGAAAGGAACCGGAGACCCAGGACAAACCTCTTTGTTTGAAGAATTAATGAAAGCTAAAAACGGATAGTCATGCTAAAAAAAGTAATATTTTCTAACAGTAACGGAATGGGTTTGATCACAAGCACCGGTCCAATACATCCAAAAATAGTACAGCAAAAAGTAACTCTTCATGGCGTGGAATTATCTCCTGGTGATGCAACTACTCTTGATGGTTTTTTTGATAAAAACGTTTTTTATGCAGGAATACTAATTAGTAAAAATCAAAAAGTAATGTGTTTTTACATTGGAAAGGATTCTAACCTATTTGAAGAAAAGCATTATTACTACTGCCTGATTCATCTCAATGAAAATTTGATTGTAAATAAATATACACATACATCTGCAAGGCCATTCACTTGGACTGGGAGCTGCTGGAAATAGAAAAGCAGGAATTGTATTCAATTTAATAAAAACTAAAACAATAATTAATACTTTTTTAAATCAAAAACCATGGAAACACTACAAATTAGTAAGGCTAATGCCTTAAAAGCGCATGAAGATGCAAATGCGAAAGGAAAATCACTTTTGGAAAATTTATTTGGAACTAAAATTTTTCTAAAAGATGTGAAAGACAGAATTAAAAGTTTTGACGACGTCTTAAAAGAAAATGGTATTTCAAGAGAAGATTTTGAAAAATCATGCAAAGGACTTGAAGCCGATGAAATTGCCTATAGAATGGCAAAATTAGTATGTCTAGCATTTAATGAAGGATGGATTCCTGATTGGACCAATAGCAATCAGTATAAGTACTACCCATATTTCGCCATGGGTTCTTCTTCGGGCGTCGGTTTTTCGTACCACGGCTTCGATGATTGGGCTGCGAGTTCGCTTGTCGGCTCTCGCCTTTGCTTTAAATCTTCTGATTTAGCAAGATATGCCGGAAAACTTTTTGAACAAGAAATTTACAAACCACTTTTTACAATCTAAATTATGTATACAGATATTAAAACATTCGAAGATGCTTGTAAGGTATTAAACCTTGAACCAGCAACTATTATTCCTGATTTTTCATTATTCCCAGAAACAGATAGAGAGGCAATGATTGCTCATGCTAAATTAATAATTATTGCTAAAGCAATAAATGGAGATTGGATTCCAGACTGGACTGATTCAAGTCAATGGAAATATTATCCTTGGTTTGAAATGGGTTCTTCTTCGGGCGTCGGTTTTTCGTGCGGCGACTGCGCTTCTTGGTATTCGGGTTCGAGTGTCGGCTCTCTCCTTTGCTTTGAAAATAGAGAAAAGGCTAAGTATGTTGGAAAGCAATTCCAAGAATTATACAAAATCTATTTTGTAAAGTAGCTTAAACAGGTTGTGTGGTGTCGTTGCTGTAGTTCTTCTTCAGGCGTCAGTTTTTCGTACAACGACTACGATAATTGGAATACGAATTCGAATGTCAGCTCTCACCTGAGCAAAAATATAAACACCACAAACCCTGCTCACATAGCAAAAAAACACAATTTTAATAGGCTCGTTAGTAATGAAAGTGAAAGCGAGTCAATAAAGCAAAGGCATGAAAAGAATAAATAAACTATTCGATAAAATTATTTCAATTGAAAATCTAACTCAAGCCGAAATAAAGGCCAGAAAAGGAAAATCTAAACAATATGGAGTAAGTGTCTTTGATAAAAGTCCAAAAGAAAATATTAGTATGCTTCATCAAATGTTATTAGAAAAGCAATACAAGACATCTGAGTATACAACGTTCAAAATATTTGAGCCAAAAGAAAGAGTGGTATTTCGACTTCCTTATTTTCCAGACCGTATTACTCATCATGCTATAATGAATATTCTTGAGCCAATTTTTACCAAACTATTTACTGCTGATACTTATAGCTGTATTAAAGGGAGAGGTATTCATGGAGCTGCTAATAATTTGAAGAAATCACTAAAGGATTTAGAGAATACAAAATATTGTTTGAAGCTGGATATTGTAAAATTCTATCCAAATGTTGATCATAAAGTGCTAAAAGATCTATTAAGAAAAAAGTTTAAGGACCAAGATTTACTTTGGCTGTTGGATGAAATTATTGATAGTTCCGATGGACTACCTATAGGAAACTACTTAAGTCAATATTTTGCAAACTTTTATCTAACCTATTTTGACCACTGGATTAAGGAAACAATGCAAGTTAAATACTACTTCAGATATGCCGATGATATTATTATTTTATCAAATAACAAACCTCATTTACATCAG